TGTTTCTCGAGCTTATGAGCTTCAAGCTCCCAAGGCAACGTTTTATATAGCGTGTCAATTTGCTGTTCACTGAAAATCTTCTTGTGCCATCTTACCCTTGTGCAATCATAAAGATCCTTCAAGTGATCCCTTGTGTACTGCCTAATGTGAACAAACTCATGTGCAAGAGTTTTCAACATCATCTTTTTCTTAAGATTTGAATCTATCTCAATTGCAAAATGCCTAGGCCTGTGGTTTGTCTTCAACCAAACCACTCTTGCATAACAACGTTCTTCTATTTGGAGATTTGGGATTAGGTCTATTCGTACGTAAACATTATCGGCTAGTTTATAGCCGACTATATTGTCACCGTACCATTTTGCAGCGTGCTTGATTTGTTTTCGAGTATTTTCATTACCACCACGAACTCTTACTCGCATAAGAACTCCTTGGTCATCTAGAATGTATGTCGAAAAACTCCTTCACATCTTCTCTATATTTATGAGAATCTTCGATGACAATCTGAGCAAAGTCGTGCTCGACTGCAATCACCAGAACAATCTGATCAAAGTTAATGTGAAACAAAGATTCAGCCATCATAGCATATGCTGTAGACTGATAGTAATAAGAAGTCAAGTGCTCTTCTAACTTCGTCTTTGACGCTGTCTTTAAATCTATGACTGTATTTTTGCCACGGAAAGAACAGAGCTGGTCAGTCGTCCCTGCTGTTCGTAGATCTTTGGAGTACAAGGGAAGTTCAACCCCGTAGACGGTTTCAACTTCATCAAGAGTCGGTTGAATTGATTTGAAAAGGATCTTAGTCAATGGCATGAATGTGCCTTGCCACGACTCATTCATCATATACTTCTCGACTATCAAATGAAGCTCTGAACCTCGGGTAGCGGACCTGTTTTTGATTCGGTCTGCCTCCTCTTGACCGACAAGCTTCTTCCATTTATCCAAAGACGATTTGTTCATGTTAGAAAGGACAGTAGTCACAGACGGGAAGATTCCATCTGGTGTCTTGTAGTGTCTCATGCCATTCACATCAACCCTTTCTAGATTGACTGATGGCAGCAACTTGTGTTCAAAGATCTTTGTTCTTTCAAAGACCGAGCGATTCCTTAGCGACGATATACTCACGAACGAGTCCACTTCTGACAATGTCGTCAATTTCAAATTCAACATCATCAAAAGACTCGAGGATCTTTAACACCTTCATGAAGTTTCGAAGCCCTTGCTTCTCTCCTTCTCGTGTAAGATCGGACTGCCTCATGTCACCACAAAAGATGATTTGGCAGTTGTCACCAATTCTTGTAATAATGCTGTCGAGCTCATGGAATGTCATGTTGTTGATTTCGTCCACAAAGACAATAGCATCTGAGATTGTTATTCCTCGAATGAACGACGTCGTAGTGAACTCGATGACATTCTGCATCTTTAGTAGGTTGTAGCCATCGTGGCGGCCTGTCAGATGATTTACTATCTGCTCATACGGAGCTTCATACATCTTGACCTTTTCTTTAGCATTACCAGGCATGAAGCCAATGTCCCTTGTTGGGACAACGCTTCTCATAATCATAACCTTCTTCATTTTTTCATCACTGCTCTTCAACTTTAGAAGAGACAAGTACAAAGTGATGAACGACTTGCCTGTTCCTGCAAGACCGTGAAGAAGCAGGTTTTTGCCTTGCTTGAAGCTATCAAACGTCTTTCGTTGGTTTGGTGTAAGTGGTTTGACGTCTATTAGACTGTACGATGGTTTGTTTTGTTTATCCTCCAGCAATCCTTGTTCTCTCAAAATTCTTCTTTGTTTCTTAGTAAGTTTCTGTTCCAATGTTGTTCACCATGTGTTTACTGTACTTTTCCTGTGCTTTGATTTGATGTTCTTCAAGACGTCTCTAAAACCACTGTCTGGCTTGCGGACCCCTAGTCTTGTTGGATCAGCAATTCCAACAGGAAAAAGTACTTGTTGAAAATTCTTGTTAATTATAAGGAAATCCTCCATTTCTGCTATTGACATAATCTCCGTGATTTCTTCGCTAGTGTCTTTATTGACAAACGTGTAGGTCGGCATTAGTCTCTGTCCTCATAATCATCATCATATCTAAGAAGCTTTTCAATGTTCTTTTGTTTCAATGCATTTTGAAAGTTGCGTGTCTTCTTTTTGTCGTCACGCGTATTAATATAGTTGTCTTCAAAATCATCGTCCCGATGACTCCGCTTGTAGCTCTTACCCATTTATTACCTGCTCCTCCTGAGCAACATTAGTAGGTTGACTAATTTCTTTCTTAGGTCTGCCCCTCTTCTTAACAGGAGCTTTAGTAGCATCGTTTTTGCTACTTTTGGTGTCAACGGACTTATCTCCGGTGAACTCCTTTCGTGGATTCAAAATCAAGCCAGGATAGGCCTCGAGAATAAGCTCCACTGGAATAGAAGGGTGAGGAAGTTTGCCATCTTTCATTCGCAAAAGCATTACTGCATCATCAGGAGTAATTGACTCAAGCAACTGAATAAACATCATCTCACGCTTTACTGGCTTAAGGTTGTCGTTGCCCCCTTGAATAAAAAGATAGAGTCGTCTGGCTTCTTGAAACATCCTGCCTTCTTGATCGGGATAAGGACATGGTTTGTATGGAGGGTTACCCTCAGGCAAAACCCACTTTACATTCTCTTCAAATGCGTAGCGAAGGACAAGGCCAAACGCTTGATTAAAGTTCTTGCGCAAAAAATCAATTTGACTTTGTTTTTCAGCAATCTTAGACGTCTTGTCTAGCATCTCACTCATTCCTAGTTTCATTAGAATTCACCCACCAGTTCAATAAGGTTTTTTAGTTTGTACGAAATAAAGTAGTTAAACATTTTGTCCCTACCCTTTTTGTCCTGCTCATGATATTGATCAAGAATCTTCTGTCTAATATCCTCAGGGGTGTTGAGCAAATCGATTAGCTGTTCATTCCGCTTAAAGTTTCGCTTTGTCGTATCATCCATCTCCAATACTGACATGCTTATATATTGTGCAATCTTCTTAGCCGTCATTGGCTTCTGACGATCACCGCGTACAAAACAACTGTCAGCAGAAAGTACATTAGGAATCCCATCGCCACGATCTCCCTTAAGGATATGTTCCTTTAAAAAGCTGTCGGGGTTTGAACAATTTACAAACTTCTTTTTGACGGGGTCATATTGTGTCACGTTTGAAAATCTCTGAAGCTGAGCAAAGTCTTTATCCCCAGATGCAATTAAAACATCTTTACCAATGGAAAGCATCTTACCTTCCATAAGAACCAGAGTCCCAATAACATCGTCTGCTTCTGCTCCTTCTACCTGAATTACTCGGTATGGAAAGAATTCTTTGAGTTCACATTTGATTTTGTTGATTGTGTCAAAGATCATTGACCAGTCAAGCTCCGACTGCTCCCTGGCCTTTTTCCTGTTAGCTTTGTAGTAGGGAAAAACATCACGACGCCAGCAATGCTTGTCGTCGCACGCTATAACCATTTCGCCATATTCTTGAAATTTAGTTTTAATGGATCGAAGTGTGTTAAGAACCATGTGTCTAACAAGGCTCTCTTCAATCTTTGTGTTGGTGTGATTTCCAATCTGTGCCATTAGATTAGAAATCGATATTTGATTCAAATCAACGATAATCATCACATCCTCATTAGGTATTTATGTTGGTGAAGTTGTAGAATCCTTTTCATCATCAAATGTAAACGTTTCTTCAGCAAACTTTTGCAAAGGATGTTGACGATTGTGTGTTCGCATGATTGCAGATCTAATCCCATGAGCAATCAATGCAATATCGTGTTGATTTTCTATCATAATTCCATAAGTGCTAATTCTGGCAAGAAAAAACGGCATGAAGTCATCCATGAACACATCTAGCATTGCGTCCTTAAACTCCTCTAGTCTTTTTTCTGCCTCTTCTTTATTAGAAGGAGCTTGCCAAAGTGTGTTTGGGAAGTTGACAACGTTGTTGCTCACTTTCTATATCCTTCGACAATAGAAGATAAAAATGCATTCCACTGAGGACCTCTCATCTTCCAGCTATAGAACATATCTGCGTACATCTTCTGGCCCCTCAAAAGGTTTTGAACTGAGTCAGTATACAGATGTTCAATTGCCTGATCAACCGCCTTGTATAGAACAGCAGCATGATCTCTCTGATGGTCCTGCCACTGATACATCCAAGTCCAGTTGGCTGCCGTCTCTGGGAGAGCGCCGTAGTTTGGATGAATGCAAAGAAGCTGGGCGCTCATAGCTTCCATCAGGGCACGGCAGCTCGTCTCGAGCCAGATAGACGGATAGACAAAGATGTGTGACTTTGCCAGCGTAGCCCTGACTGTTTCCTGATCAGCAAAACCATGATAGGTAATTTGAGGATGATTGCGACACTTATCAAACAAAGCTTCATACTGCTGGTCTCTTTGTTCCCAGCCATAAATCTTGAAGCTAGAAAACACATCAAGGTGAATGTTCTTGTGCTTCTCTGCTAGCTTCTCAAAAACAGGAACAAGGATCTGTAGACCTCTGTGAGGAGTCGTGTGATAGATCAATCTGATTTGATTGTCATCCTTGTACGTTACACCCTGAATTGGATCAATAGCATTCAACATCACCTCAGCCTTGTACCACGGCATTCCGTAGTGTCTCTGGAAGTTCTGCATCTGCCAGTTGGACACGAACACAAGCTTTTCAAAATTATTCCAACCGCCCTTGGCAATACAATCAGACTCTGGATCACCAGGAAGATCGTGTGCCCAGTAAATGTTCGGCATTCCTGCCATTGCACCTCTAAACCTCGATGGGATGATGTGGACCTTGGAAAGCGGCTCAGGATCGACATACTTCTTGAGCCCCTCACACATCAGCTCAGTGCCGCCCTTTGAGTTTGCTCCAACTTCGTTAGTTGCTATCGGCATTTTGATTCACTCCGTAAAGAACCTTGGCAATATCAGGAGGCATGTAGCTTGGTCCCTTCATCACTTTACCATACTCATTTCGAATTGGCTTGCCATCAGGACCGAGCTTGGTCATGTTGGAATCATGCACTTCCTTAAACAGAGTATCTGCATCCATACCAAACGCAACAGCAGTGCCGTAGACGACGTAAAGAAGATCGGTAATTGCGTCGGCAACTTCAACAATATCTTTGTCTGTGATTGCATCGACAAGCTCGCCTAGCTCTTCGCCAATTAGTGACACTCTCAATGATGTTGTGATTTCGTCAGGCCAGGTAACAGATGTAGGAACATCTTGGCCAAATGCTGTCATGAATTGCTTTACACGTTCAAAATTAGTCATTGTCAACCTCCATAAAAAACGATGGCCTCTTTCGAGGCCATCGAATCAAGCCTGTCTAGTAATGTATGCAGTTCTAATCTTCTCTGGAGAAAAGAACTCCATCACCGTACTTTTCACTACGTTATTATCAAACGGCTTACAAGAGAATACATCAAAGTAAGCATCACCAGTGTCGTCGCAGAAGTGAGCGCAGATGTTGCTTGTCTCGATCAACTGAACGAGAGTGTACCCAGTCTTGTCTTCCTTGCCAAAATGAACAACCTGAGGTTCTCCATAGGCAATCATATCGATACGACGTACGAGCGTACGGGCGAATGCACTAATGTTAGCTGCATCCTTAATGAGATCCTTAGAGCATGCCTTTGCATCAAGGATGAGGTGGTACCCCCAGTATTCTTCAGTTGTCGACATTGACTTTCAATGCTCCTCTTTTTATTTGTTTGATTTGATAGACGTTGGGGTTGAATACGCTGACAATATGTTTACTTCCTTTGTAAGGATCACAATCCCCACAGACAAAGATATCAACTGCAGCGTACTTGTATTCAGGCCATGTATGAACAGAAATATGACTTTCCGATAGAGAGACTACACCAGTCACTCCGTAGTTTGGCCCAAAGTCATGAAACTTATCGTTGAGAATAGTAGCACCAGTCTTAGCTGCTGCCTCAATAAGAGCTTCGCGTACAAAGTCCACGTCCTTAAGAAGGAAAGGATCAACTCCATCGAGCTCAATAATCAAATGTGTTCCAAGTATTTGTCTAATTGACTCTAATGACCCTGGAGCGTGTTCAACCTCGTTTGAAACCATCTCATGCAATCCTCAATCAGTAGTTAAACGTGTGTTATTTATCTACATGAGATGGTGGGGCAGCTTTGAGCTGCCCCACTACTACTCAAGCAGCGCGCTGGGCAGCTAGAGCGCGGTAGCCAGCAGCGACAACAGCACGAGAAGCGGTACCAAAACGATACTTGTACTTCACACGACCCTTGGTATCAGTCTTCTTATTCGAGTAGATTGAGAAGCCGTGATTCAGTCGAAGATCTGAAACAGCAGCACGTGCAGCGTTTGGAGAAGAGAAGCCAAACATAGAAGCAAGCTGCTTTGCAGTCAGGTTGCGACCCTCGTTGACGAGGGCAAAACGTACGCGATCAATCTTAGTCATTATAAACCTCACAAGTTAGGGTTATTTTCTAGCACGAGCTAGTTTTTGTATCATACTTTTTACTATACTGCCTTCAACAACTTTCTTTTTGTTTCAGTAAAACCAAATGCCAAGATAAACCAAAACAAAAAGCCAGAACGTAAGCGTCAGAGCAACGCTGAGCACCTGAACGATAAGTCTCAAGATTGCATCTGACGTGCGCATATTAGCTTGGGTACTTTTCGCTATGAGGCAGCTCTTTGAAAGACGTCACACTGGAAACTGTAAACGTCCTCCAATCGCTCTTATCAAGGTCCCACACCGACACAACGTTGTCGTTTGGAGCCTTCGTGCGATCTGTCTTCTTCTCATAGAGAGGAACAATACCTTCTTCAAGGGTGCATTTCATCACTCGCTGCTCCCCATTAACCTTTGTAAAGGTGACTTCACAAGGTCCCAGCTTCAACTTGGCAACATAATCATCTTTCGTCATTACGAATTCCCTTCCTATAGCTTTCAAGTGCCTTCCTACCTTCAGCCTTAATAAAATCATTGTATTGCTGAGCTGCAATTGCTTGCTCAAGCTTGTTTCTTTTTTCTCTGCTTGCCTTTAGCTGGTCTGGGTGCCAGCCCAGAGATTTTAGGTACTTGTTGTGCTCGGAGAGCACTTTCTCTAGCCTCTTGTTCACATTTTGCTCCATATTTACAGATGTAATAGCTGTCTATTAGGTCTGATGACGGATTCCATTGTGATGGAGAGAGTTGTAGCATTTTCTTCACGTCAAGTCCACACTGTTCTACAAATGAAGCATTCATCTGCTCTTTGTTAGAGTTACCTTTACCTGTTGCAAATTTCTTGATCACTGTTGGAGGTATTGTAACAAACGGAAACTTGTATAGGTACAAGTAGTGCTTAAGGAGACCTGCATTCTCTGCGATGTTAAACACCCTGCCTGTAGATGCGTATGAATAGTCCTCGATGAAGATCTTATCTGGTGCAAACTCACCAACAATTTGAAGAGCCCAGTTTGTGATGTTCATGTATCTTTGTTCGTTTGAGGTCCATGGGATGTGCAGTGACCCTTGGAACCTCTCATCTACAGAAAGAATCTTCTTGTTTTCCGTAAGAAAGTGAAACTCACAGTACCTTACGTTTACAGCAAGAGATTCCGAAAGACAAATAGCTGGTGACGTCAAACTGTAATCAATTCCAGCGAGCTTCATTCTTCTTCACTTTGTTCATTCCACGGATCTTCCAACTCTTCTAAATCTTCCAGCTCACTTCCACAGAATGGACAAAATTGTACACTATGCTCATCAGCATCAACTAGGTCACTAATCACTTCAAACTCTGCAGAGCAGACTGTGCATGTGTGATTATTCTCTGACATTAGATCCTCTTAATTTTTTGCCCAAACATCTTCCCAGCCCCCAGTCAATGCTCCCTTTGCATAATCGGTTGCTCTGTTTTCAAAGAAGTTGGTGTGGATAGGGCTGTTAATCATTTCTTCCACCCAAGGCAAAGGATTCTTC